CAAACCTAAAACAGGTAACTTAATTAAATCTTTAAAAGAAGATAAAATATTTATAGAAGAAACTAGAATGAAGATTAAAGGTCAAGAACCTAGACTTGTTAAGATTAAAACTATGAAGAAGATTGATGCATCTGTAACACAAGTTAAATATCATGAGGAACATTTTTAATGATAGGAATAAACTGGTTTTTAAAATACAGATTATTGAAACAAGAATTAGATAAAACAAAATTGCAAAAAGAAATATTAGAAAGGAGGTTAAAGAAATATGAAAACAATAATACTAGGTCCACCAGGAACTGGAAAAACAACAACATTGTTAAACTTGGTAGATGAATTTATTAAACAAGGAATTAAACCAAGAGAGATAGGTTATTTTTCTTTTAGTAAAAAAGCTGCAACAGAAGCTGCAACAAGAGCTGCACAAAAATTTGAATTAAGTCCTGAACATGATTTAGTTTATTTTAGAACCATTCATTCATTATGTTTTAAATTATTAAGCATGACTAGAGATAGAATGATGAGCCCAGAAGATTATAAAGAATTTGGAATTAAATGTAATATACCTATTAAGACTGCATCGTATTCAGAGGAAGATGGTATATTTAATTCAGATAATGAATACTTAACCATTATTAATACAGCAAGAGTCAAAGGTATGGATCTTCTTGAGTGTTATGATTCAAGAAAAAATTTATTAGATGTGGAAAGAAATACTTTGTATTTAATAGACCAAGAATTGAAGAGATATAAAAAGGAAAAGGGATTAAAAGATTATACTGATTTGTTGGAAGAATTTGTTGAAAGAGATCTAGCCCCTAAATTTAAGGTATTATTCATAGATGAAGCACAAGATTTATCATATTTACAGTGGAAATTAATCAAATCTATATGGAAAAACGCAGAAAAAACTTATATTGCAGGTGATGATGACCAAGCCATTTTTAAGTGGGCTGGGGCCGATGTAGATCACTTTATAGCATTAAAGAATGAAGTGGACGAGATCAGGACGCTTAATCAATCTTATCGTATTCCTGGAGGTCCTATACACGAATTATCACAAAAAATTATATCAAGAGTTAAGAATAGATATGAAAAAGATTATAAACCAAGGCAAGAAACAGGTATATTAAAATACTATACTGATATTACGCAGGTAGATATGTCTAAAGGAAACTGGACAGTCCTTGCAACAGCTAATCATTTTTTAAATGATGTTAAAGAATTATGTGAATTACAAGGATGGTATTATCAATACAAAGGTGTTAATTCCATATCATTAGAATTATTACTTGCATTAAGTAATTGGGAAGATTTTAGAAATAATACACCATTAAATTATCTTCAAATAAAAAACATATATAAATATTTAGGGGCCAATGTAACTCCTGGGTATAGAGATGCTAAAACACTAAAAGCAGAAGAAAAGTATTTAATAAATGATTGTATGCAAAATCATGGTTTACTTACTAATAAAGTATGGTATGAATCATTTGAAGGTGTTGATACAATTACAGAAAATTATATTCGTAATATGAGAGCAAATGGTGAGAAGATAAACAAGACTCCTAGGATTCTTTTGTCTACAATTCATTCATTCAAAGGTGGTGAACAAGACAATATTTGTATTCTAACTGATCTAACTGCTGCCGCTGTAAGACAAAGCGAAGATGATCCGGATGATTTACATAGATTATATTACACAGCTTGCACTAGAGCTAAAAAAGAACTTCACATTGTAGACCCAAGAGATTTTAACAAAGCATATATCATATGAGCAATAAAGTATTTTTTAGACAAGTAGGTGGTAAACATTATAAACAAATGGCAATACAGCCATCTGTTTTTATTAACGAAAACAATTTACCTTTTGCAGAAGGCAATGCGATTAAATACATTTGTCGTCATAGATTAAAAGGTAAGAAGGAAGATATATTAAAAGCAATTCACTATTTAGAAATGATTTTAGAAAGAGATTACAAGGATAAATGACAAGAACCTTTCAACAAGTTTTATTTACACCACAAACAGAGTGGGTGGTCCCGGAAGAATTAAAAGATCTACGCGGTCATAAAGAAATCGCAGTGGATTTAGAGACCTGTGATCCAGACTTAACGGAACTCGGATCGGGGAACGTGATTGGTCGTGGTAAAATTGTAGGAGTTGCAGTAGCAGTAGAAGGATGGTCTGCATATTATCCAATTGCACACGAAGGTGGTGGTAACATGGATAAGAAATTAGTTTTAAATTGGTTACAAGATTTATTTAAACAAGACTCTACATTTATATTTCACAATGCAATGTATGACGTATGTTGGTTAAGATCAACAGGACTTACATTACCAAAAAATATTAGAGATACTATGATTGCAGCATCACTTGTTGATGAAAACAGATTAAGTTATCGTCTTGATACACTTGCAAAAGAATATGCAGGGATTGGTAAAGATGAAGCAGTATTACAAGCAGCAGCAAAAGAATATGGAATTAATCCTAAAAAAGATTTGTGGAAACTTCCATCCATGTTTGTTGGTCAGTATGCAGAAAGAGATGCAGAATCTACTTTAAAACTTTGGCATGAAATGAAAGTAGAAATTAATAAACAAGATCTTATAGATATTTTTGATATGGAAACAAAATTATTTCCATGTTTAGTAGACATGAGATTCAAAGGTGTAAGAGTAGATTTAGAAAAAGCAGGAAAAATTAAGAAAAAATTAATACAAGAAGAAAAGAAATTGTTGTTTAAAATCAAGGAGTTAACCAACGTTGATGTAGAATTGTGGGCCGCAGCATCTATTGCAAAAGCATTTGATGTACTTGAACTTCCATATGACAAAACAGAAAAAACAGGAGCTCCAAGTTTTACTAGAAATTTTTTAGCAAATCATCCTCATGAACTTGCACAGTCAATTGCAAATGCAAGAGAGATAAACAAAGCACATACAACTTTTATAGATACAATTACAAAACATTCTCACGATGGAAGAATTCATGCAGATATAAATCAAATTAGATCTGATGATGGTGGAACAGTGACAGGAAGATTCTCAATGTCTAATCCAAACTTACAACAAATTCCGGTAAGACATAAAGAGTTAGGTCCATTGATTAGATCTATATTTATTCCAGAAGAAAATTGTAAATGGGGAGTATTTGATTACTCACAACAAGAACCAAGAATATTAGTTCATTATGCTAAACTACAAAAGTTAGATGGTATTGATGAAATTGCAAATGCTTATATTAGTGGTGAAGCAGATTTCCATGCAGCAGTTGCAAAGATGGCAGGTATTGAAAGATCACAAGCTAAAACTATTAATCTTGGATTAATGTATGGTATGGGTAAAAATAAATTAATGGCTGAACTAGGTTTAATGAAAGAGTCAGCAGAAAAATTAATTGCGCAGTATCATGCCAAAGCACCTTTTATAAAACAATTAATGAAGAATACTACAAACAAAGCAGAACGATCTGGTGTGATTAGAACTTTAAAAGGAAGAATCTGTCATTTTGATCTGTGGGAACCATTAACATTTAATACAGGTACACCTAAAAAATTAGAAGATGCACAAAAAGAATATACCTTTGGTATTAAAAGAGCTTTTACTTACAGAGCTTTAAATAGATTAATACAAGGATCTGCAGCAGATATGACAAAAATGTCTTTGATACGTTTACATGAAGAAGGTGTTGTACCTCATATACAAATACATGATGAAGTAGATATTTCTGTTGAATCACCAGAACATGCAAGTAAAATAATTGAAATTATGGAATCAGCTGTTAAATTAGAAATACCAAATAAAGTAGATTATGAATCAGGAGATAATTGGGGCGATATTAAATAATATACAATGTCTTATTTAAATGCTAATATACCACCTATATACTGTAAAATAAGGAGAGAATATTTATATGACTTACGAGAACATCATGGCGAAACTGAAGATTGTGTGGTCTTTGCTATTGCAAGTATTCCAGGGCGTGCAATCTTATTTCATGCTTTACTTACGAATGGTGCAATATATTGGCGGCTTCCTATCTCTGCTTTTATTCAAGGAGGAAACAGCGGTACTTTGCATAAAGGACAAATGGAACATCCAGATCTCGAAGATCTTGAGTTGTGGAATTCATTTAGTTATTATCCTGCTGTTACTACTTTTGATTTTTTAATCGGGCAGCGTTGTAAATATTTAGGTAAAGATAAAAAATTTATACATGGACAATATTTATTCACTTTGGATTGGGCACATCCGGAACCTAATATACTCGATACTGAACATTCCGAAATACCTGATCAGCATAAGTGTGCTCACATTTTGGCTCTTGATAACGGTTTTTTTGCAGCTCAACCTAATAATCGTATTTTGTGGAGTGTGCCTAGCTTTACAACTTCAACACATTGGCCGGATTATAAAGTCCAAACTACGGAGTGGAACGTAGAAAATAGAGGTTGGCAATTAGAAGACACAGATGATATGTTCTATCAAATAGATGCCAAGAAAAACAAAAAAATTTAGAAAACCATTACAGCTTGCTGCTAGAATTGAGCACGGCATATGTCCTTATTGCAATTTATTATCTCCATTGTTATTTTTATATAAAGATTTTTATAGGTGTTCTTTGTGTGGAGAAGAAGTAGAACAATATATAAATGGAGTTATAAAATATATTCCAATTACAAGCAGTAAAAGAATTGGTTTAATGACAGAAATAAAAGATAATGGCGCGTAAAGTTCAATCAGGTTCAGGTACATTTATTAAACGCACTAATAAAAAACGTCCAGGACGCCACGCTAAAAAACCTAATAAACGTAATTCAAGAAAAGAATATAAAGGTCAAGGAAGAAGATAATGAATGCCCGCCCTAGTTGTACTAGGACGAGCAAACAAAAGGTGTGAGAAGAGATGTCCACAATACACTAAAAATAAATTTAATGCAACACTTGACTTTATAGTATATCTTCCCATATAGTTTCATAGAGAGTATAAACAATAAAAGGAGAAGAAAAATGGCTGATACAGCTAAATATAAGTCCCTTTCTGTTGCTATAGCAGATTGGAAAGAGCTAGGTGTTATGGCAGAAAAAACTAGTAGAACTAGATCTAAAATGCTTAACAAACTAATAAAGTTCTATAAACAAAATAGAGGAGAAAGAACAAATGGACACGGAAAACAGGACACATAAAATTATTTGTCATGACTGTGGTGGTAATGGTTATCGTAGAGATTGCTATGGTGAAGTTTATCAATGCAAAAATTGCAAATCACAAGGAGAGATAGCATTAACCGAAGAAGAGATGTTAGAGAATATTGATGATGCAGGAGCCATTGTATGAATTTAGATAATTTTGAACCAAACTATTGGTTATTATTTATTGTCATTGCTTGGTTATTATTAATATTAACTATAGTGATGTATACATAATGTTAAATATAAAGTTGAGAGAAGATCTTTGTAAGTTTGCTTGGGATACTGTGAACAAAAGAAATTTTGGTAATAGATCTGTCGGCGCGAACGGAAGTAAAGAACAACAATACACAGGCATTCTTGGCGAAGCAGTAATCTATGACATTGTTTATGGTAAACTGCCCGAGTATAACGAAGCGGGGATCGTTGATATTGTTATCAATAACAAGAAAGTAGATATCAAAACTATGGGCCGAACAGTTTATATGAAACCAGATTATGTTCACAACTTTATGGGTTATCAAAAAGATTTCCCAAATGACATTTACATATTCAACAGTATTGTAAAGAAAGATAGAACAATTCAAATATGTGGTTGGCTACCAAAAGATGAATTTTTTATGAAAAGTAGTTTTTATGAAAAAGGTGAGGATAGATTTAGAACTAATGGTACCTCACTTAAAGCAAAAGCACCTTTGTATGAAATAAAAAATAAAGAGTTAAATCCAATTTCTATTGAAGATGATGTTAGAAAGATTGGATTATGAAAAAAAATAAAAAGAATAAAGAATTAGAACTCGAGATAATCTATGGAGAACTATTTGATAAGATGGTTGAATTAGTTTTAAAAACTAATGAACCACAAATGGTTGCATCTACGATGATGGCTCAATCTTTACGATTATATAAAACAGTATTTAAACATCCTGGTGAATTTAGAGAAGTTATTGAAACAGTTTTAAAACAATCTGAAAGTATAGAACCTTATAATCACAATACATTACATTAATGACAATCAAAACAATTAAAGGTGTATGTTCAGAATTAATTGCTGCGAAAGAATTTTTAAACAAAGGATATTATGTTGCTAAATCATTGGACCCACAATGCCCGTTTGATCTTGTTGTTGTTGATACAAAAGGTAAAACCCGTCTACTTGATGTTAAGTCCGTATCTTATCGTAAGAGTCAAAGTTATAACTGTAAACCAGGAGATGCAATTAATCGTTCTATATCGAAAAGGCAAAAAGCGTTGGGCGTTGAGATATATTTCGTGGATTGAAATTAGAAATTTTATTATTGGAATGATTATATTATCTTACATTGTTAGAGTATTTATATGAAACACAATCCTAAATTCACTTACCCTAAATCTATTAGATCGTTAATCAATGACAAACGACACTATGAGATTGGTACAACGAAGTTAGCTTCCGTAACTACGATTCTTTCTGCAACGATGCCGGAAGAAAAAAGAAAATCACTTGATGCTTGGAAAGAACGTGTCGGTAGTACAGAAGCGCAGAAAGTTGTAACGACTGCAGCGAACCGTGGAACGGCATTACATACTATTTTAGAACATTACATAACAGGACAAGGTTATCTTGATTTAACGGATACGGGTCGTAACGCACATAAAACCTTGTTCATCTTTTGACTTGACAAAACCGTCAGAACAACGAGAATGCTTTCACTATACAAACTTACAGCCCTTATGGGCCAGCGAAAATCTGTCAAAAGGAAACAGAATAAGCTAAAAATCAACCAACATCGCAGGAGGAATAAGTGAATAATTTAAAAGATTATATACTGATTTACGGAGTGGCAATCGTTATTTGGGTAATTATTATACTGTTTGTTGTGTTCTCACAGCCCGCCTTTGGCTATACGAATAACAAGGAATTCATACAATCCGTCAATAAATGCGCGGATTATTTAGAAAGAGAAATGAAGAAAGAAGACAAAATACCACGAAAACTACTACTAGCTCAAGCAGCATTGGAGTCTAATTACGGTAGATCACGTTATGCCAAAGAGGGAAACAATTTAATGGGCATATATCAGTTTAAAAATTTACACACCGGTATGACCCCAAGGGGTAACCCAAATGCACCCTTTAGAGTGGCTAAATTTCAATCTAAATGCGATTCTATAAAGTATTACATGAATTTGTTAAATTTATCTTTTCTTTTCATTCTTGCTTTTTTAGCCCACTTCAAAACTTTTTCTTTATTTCTTAAACAATATAATTTTTG